TTTATCAGTCCGTATTGCTTTTCGGTCATGTCATTATCTAAGCCTTTATTGCCTTTGGTGGTGTTCTTGGTCGGTATGGATTGTTTTTCGCCCCAAGGGTCGTCTGAGGGCTCTTGGCGAGCCTGTGAAGCCTCGACCTCTTGTTTGGTGGCTACAGATTTACCAAGTCCAATGCCTAGGGCTCCGATTGCTCTACCCCAAGCCGATGTTTCAAGGTTCATAAGTTCTGAGCCCCGAGTGAATGTTGTTTTGCCTACTGCTAATTCTGCAGCTGTGCCAATGCCTGGTCGTTCGTCTGTTGCTGTTCGATAAGCGTATGCAATGCCCCAAATCATGTCAGGGTTGCTTTCAAGTATGCCCTTGTACTCAAACTGGATTGAGCCTTCTGGATACTTTTCATAAAACTGTGCGATGCGTTCTTTTACATCGACATAATCGTTCATGTTAAATGGCATGGGTTGCTGTTCCCTTTTCTCTAGTTAGTCTTTGATGCCGAGATCTCGGCGAACTTGGTCATCAATTGGTGTGTCTGAATGTGGATGGCGTTTGACTACATAAAGTGCTCGATAGGAAACAACCAGTGCGATGAACACTGCAAAGCCTCCATAAAGCACTCGTAATGGTGCGGCTTCCGATAGTGAAATGATAATGCCGATTGTTACAGCTGAGCCCAAATGGGCTAGTCGTAGTGCATTAACTATTCTTTTTTGCATTTTGCTGTTCCTTTGCTGTTGGTACTTCAACTAAATAGCGAACAATCCCACCAATGCGATGTGTCTGGATAGTTCCTGACTTTTCCCAGTTGGTGAGTGTCTGCCTGCTTACCTGTAGATACTTGGCCGCTTGGCCTGCTGTCATTAATTGCTGCATGGCAAGAACATAGCACACATTATCGACAGTTTGGCAAGATTAGTTTTTATTTGGTGTGTCGCTTGAAAGTTCAGGGTTAAGAAATCCCATTAATCCAGCCACAATTGCACCCATTACTGACCGATACTCCAGACTAAAATCTGTTGCCTGCCATGAGGCAAGAAACGCAATCAGGCCAAATGAGATTGGTTTAGGCAAGTTGGTATAACTAAATCTATTCATCGTAAACAAGTCCTTGGCTCTACAGCATCGAGGCCGTATCTAAATGGTGATGTTCGAGCTTCTAAATGTAAGTGTGGTCCAGCGACATTTCCTGATGCTCCAGACTTACCTAAAATTGTGCCTTGCTTGATGGGTGTTCCAGGAGCTATTGCTGCTTTGCTATTTAAATGAGCATAAATGAATCGGTACTGGAAATGTTGCACAATTACATGGACCCCATAAGCCTCCCCCCAGTTCGAGGCAACGACTACTCCATCGGCTACTGCCCTAACATCAGTTCCGATTTTGCAACCATAATCAACGCCTGTGTGATGGCCTGCAGCCCACATTGAGCCCTCTACGCCATAAAGGCAAGTAATTTTGTCAGTTACTGGGTCTTTAAATTTGTGTTTAGGTTTTTTTGGCTCAGTCATAATCACTCCTAGACTGCGTATGATCCATTTAGGACTATGTAATCATTTGTAACAACGGTGACCGGGTTTGTCGATGTTATTTGACTTAATGTTGCACCAATGATGAATGGCTTAATAATGTTGCTTGAAATTTTCCACATTACTGGATAAAAATTTGTGGCCGAATCGTCAAAAAATACGCCAGAGCCAAAGTTAGGGTCTACAGCTGCATTTGCTGAGATTGGCAAACTAAAGGTAATTCCACCAGTGCCCTTTGTTGATGTGTTTCCTAAAGCAAATTTGATTTCAAAATTAACAACATTGGCAATCCGTTGGTATCGAGCAATGATTGTGCCATTGCCTAAAGCCCAAGCCCCTGTACCACCCTCTTGACCGATTGTTGGAGTCCAGGCTGTCCAAGCCCCCACAGTGTCATCAATGCCTCCTGCAAGGGTTCTGATGGCATTTGCACCCTGTCTTACAAGGTCTGTATCTGCTGGAGTTGTCCAGCCGTTATTGGTTGTTACTGGCATTAGGTTATGTCACTCCATTTGGTTGTCGATAATGCGTAAGTGTTCCATGTGTCCGTACCGTTTAGATCACTCCATAAAGTGTATGGATAAAAGTCACCATAGCTTGATAACTGAAGCGTAATTATGTCCTGACCTCGCCCAGTTGTTCGACTGTAGCCCTCAACGAATCCGTAAAATGATTCCATTTCTGGTGTTGGTAATCCACTGGTTTGGATTCGGTTCCCGAGTGTCAAATTGGCTAATGCCGACTTATCCGCATCCGATAACACTGCACTGTTAATGGTCAAAGTCTGGAGCCTGAATTTCGCATCTTTGCGAGTGGCCAAATAAATCAATGATTGTGATGTGGCATCCGTTGAATTGTACAGTGTTGTTTCTTTGATAGCAGATCTTGTGCCGTATTTAGTGATACTTGGTCCGTCTGAGGCAATGGCACTTGTGCCAGTTCGATGTGTGACCTGCACAGAATTTGCAATAGTTGTAACAGTACTAGTGAGTCCATAATCACTGGCAAGAATCATGTCGGCAGTTAAAGTAATTAAAGGGTTTGTTTTTCTGCTGGTGTAAGCCTGATAAACCATTGCACCAGTGTTAGTGCAATCCATGTATAGGTAACCCATTGCAGAATTAGCAGCTGATTGCATCATTGCAAGTGCATTGTCGTTGCTTGCTGGGCTCAACATAAGTTCGTAACTGCCCGGGGTTTCAATGTGCCCTGTATAACCACCAGCATCACTAAGGATTGCAGCAATCCTTGTGCCCTCAAATTGTTTCGCATAAGCATTTGTAATCGCTATTTGACTTAATTTTGCTGAGTAATCCACACCAGTAACTGTGTAAACATAAAGTCCTGAGCCGTTACCCCAATTTAAACCAACTGAAACATCAGAAACTACACCAACATAAGCGAGCACTCGACCAATCCCTGACAGTGGGTCCTCAATGTACCAACTAATGGCATCGCCTGGCTCAATTGGATTAGCCAAAGTTTGACCATCAATAAGCGAATAAGAGCAATTAAATGTCGATGGCTGAGGTTGTTCAGTTATTGTTGTGCGGCCAAATGTAGCTGTGAGCGACTGAATGTTTACAACATCATCGAGAACATTTCCACCAATAGTTAAATAAACCATTAAATTAATGACCCTGTGAGTCTAAGATCACCAGTTCGAACTGATGACTGTTGTAATACTCGCTCAATGCTACGACGAGCAGATTCACCATCGATGACACCATTCATAATAATTGTTACATTGCCACCATTTAAACGACCATTAGGAGTGATTGTGCCGCCACCCATAGGGGTAAACAATTCCGGACCATGCTCACCGACTAAGTATGAACCACCTTTGGAAACTGAACCGCCAAGAGCTCTAACTCCAGTAAGTCCACTACCAATCCCCGTTAGACCATTTTTAATTCCTCTACCGACACCAGAAATGGCTCCGCCAGCACCTTGTACGACCTTAACTAATGTAATTAAATTTGGTAAATGTTTGTTAATGTCTAAGAAAACTTTAAATGCAGGTTTTAAATAATTGATGGCATCAACAATGGCATTAATGGAATCAGCGACACTCTGTAAGGCCTCAGCAAAATCTTTTGTTTTGCCAGTAGCACCATTCTTGCCAATAATAATTCCAATTACATCTCCGAGAGATTTTGCAAGATTTTGTAAGGAAATACCAAGATTGTATGCAGGGCCTTTTCCATTTTCGCCTGTAAATCCCGCAACTACATCAGTCAAAGCACTGGCTAAAATTGGTAACCATTTTTCCGCCATTGGTTGAATTGCTTTAAGAATTGCAGTCCCAATGCTTTCTTTTGCTTCGCTAATGCGTTGATTAAAGATTGCTAGTTTTCCTGCCAATGTGTCTGCATTTGCTGCAGCGGCTCCGCCATAAGATTTTGCCATCAAATTATTCGCAGCTGTTAAATCTTTAGTTTTAATAATGTTGTCAGTTAATGGCACACCAAGTCTTTTAAGTGAACCCAAATTGCCTGTCTGGGCTTTAGCAATTGCATCTGTAACAGTTTTTAGGTCTTTGCCTGTGCCTGCTGAAACATCGATGGCAATAGATAGTAGATCTTGTGCTTTAGTTACATCGCCAGTTGCTCGAGTAAGTCTCGCAAGTGCTGGTCGAAGTTTGTCATCTGCAATACCGTAAGCAAATTGCTGTTTGGTAATCCATTTCTCAGCAGATTTAATTTGCTTATCTGTGGCTTTTGTTGTGTTTTTTAATGCCACTTGTAATTGCTTTTGGCTTTTCTGATCCTCGATGGCAGCTTTAACCGCATCAACACCAAATGCAACAGCCATACCAGCGACAGCCACACCTGCAAGAGCTGCAGATTTGGCTACAGATTTCATGGAGGATTTTAAATTAGTGCTAAACGAATTTGTTTGGCCCGATGCTTTTTTAATGCCTGCAGCAAAATCAGTTGTATCTGCTAAAAGGTTAAGTTTAAGTGTGCGTATGTTTGCCATTATCGATTAGGTCCCCATGTCTTTTTTAGCAGTTTATACACAGTTTCCAAGTAATCCCTGCGGATTCTTTCTTGGTTTCTGCGTAGTGTTGGAAAGATAAAATAACCTCTGGAACCTCTGCCCATTCGACCTGAGTAATAAGCGAACTTCCGCCCACCTTGTTTAAATGTGCCTGGACCACCATCTCGAACGCCAAACTCTGCACCCCACAAGAAATCAGATTGTGTCGGTTGTGGACTTCCCGGGGTTTTCTTTCGTTTAACTGGGACTTTGCGACCACCACCGACAGTTATCGATGGAACTCTATCTTTATTAGCTTTGATAGATCTTGCAAGCAACATTGCCTGAGCAGGGTTAGGTGCTGATGCGGCTTTGCGTTTCATTTCCTCAGCTAGTGTGCCAACCAATTTCTGAGTTTCTTTACGGAGCACATCTTGTGCTTCTTTCGGCATAGTTTTAAACGCTGTAAACAGCATCTTTTTATCGGCTGCATCCATCTGTACATCGATTTTAATTTTTTCGCCCATCAGATAGCACCTCCCATGCCGTTGCAATGTCAGTCATTGACCAAGTAAGCAAGTCCTGTTTAGGTATACCTGTCAGTGTGGCGAGATGAATTAGATCTCTGTGCAGGCTACCTAGTTGGTGTCTTTTGGGTCCTCATCTACCACCTCAAAATCTTGGAGTTTTTTAACCCAATCTTTGTATGGTGTTTCTGATTCTGAGGCTGTCCAAATGGCGTAAGTAATTATTTTGGTGCTTCCCGTTGCCATTTTGTTTTGTGCCTCGGTAACGGTAAGGCCCAAGTCGTCCTCGAGCCTTACCCATACCCATGCCTGGTCTAAATTGACTGTGTATTCAGTTTTATCATTTATAAATTTGACTTTCACTGTTCCTGCTTTCTATTAACTTGCGGTTACGGTTCCACCAGCTACAACAAATGAAACAGAGGCTGTGAGGGCATCTGTAGCGTTTCCACCAAGTGTTGGGTAGTTAGGGTAGATGTTGCCTGAATAGGTCTTTGTAACGGCTCCTGCAGTGACTACAAAACTAAAAGCAATTGTGGTATCTGGTGAGGTTTTAGTTGCACTCCAAAGAGCTTCACAAACAGAGTTTGATGTTGTTCCTGCTGAGGTTGAGCCCCAATCTTGGAACAATTCAACCTGCAGTGTTGCTGTCTGGTCGATTGTCTTGTAAATGCGGCCAGAAATGGTTTCGAGTACCTGCTGGTTTGAGTCAATGGTTAGGGTTGCACCACTGGCTACATACTTGTAATCGACTGAGTTAATGGTCAGAGTTAGATCTCGACCTGTTACATATTTGATTGCCATGTGATGACTCTCCTAATTGATTGTGACATCGAGTTCGATGTCGGTTGTTAAGTATTCGGTCGAGCCGACTTCGGTTGAGGTAGGTTGTGAGAAATCGCCAACAGTTACATAATCTGGAATAAGAGCTGCAACTGTTTCAATCATTTTCTCTAGATTGATTAGGGCTCCCTGATTGTCGTTATTAGGGACCATCAGAGTTAAGTTAAATCGGGCTGCGAATCGAGATGGGGTCTGCCATAGCACATAAGGCGAGCCCGGGACTAGAACAATTGCTGGAGCGTACATAACCTCATTTGGAAATGAGTACACACTATAACTAGGGTCTGCTAAAGCATCTGCTAGATCTTGACGAGTAGTTGTGATACTCATCCGACCAAGCCTCCCATGTCCATGTATGGAGCAAGTAATCCTCTAACTCGGGTTAGCAGAGCTTGACCCAATCGATGCGGACCAGGAGTGAAATCAACTGCTTGCATAGTTCCGCCTGGTGCAGTGCGTTGCTGGAAAATCTCAATTGCCACAGCGAGTGCCGCCTCTCTAACGGATGGTACGCTGTCGTAAATTAAGGCCTGAGATACCAAAATCGCTTGTCCAAATGGTTTATAGCGTTTAAGTTCAGTATTGTTTGCATTCCTAGCTACTGTGAACCAGAAATCGTTTCGAGTTGCAACAGTAAATGTTCCATTAAAAGTTGCGTCTGTTCCACTGACCGTCACAGAATCCCCAACGGAAAGAGTGTGACGGTCAGCGGTCCAGTAAGTTACCACATTATTTGAGATTTGAGCAGAAGCTATGGAGCATCGATTGTAATCGAGCAGGCCGTCAATCAAATTTTCGGCAGCATCTGCGACCTGTTGCAGGGTCGAGTCAGGGTAGAGTGTGCCAACACCAAGTGTTGTTCGCAACTCGTCTAAATCAATTTTGCTCATTTGGTCCTCATAGTGGTAGAGATAGGGCCCGGGAACAGCGGTCGGACCCTATCTCAGTCTGTTTAGGTTAAGTTGAAACGGCGGATGCCTGTTGCATCTTTGACCAGTGGGCAACCATAACCGTAAATGCCTACTCGAACCTGACCAGTTTCAATTAACTGAACCTGTAGGCGAGTTGTTGGTGCTTCGTACCAAGTCACAGCTTCTGGAGCAATGATGAATGCTGAATCATCAATCTTGGTTGATGCGGTTACATAAGGATCTACATAAACATTTAGACCCATGATGTTTCCATCAATGCCCTGTCCTGACAATACGCCTGGATTGTTTTGTGCGTTTGATGCAGTGAACAATGGGCGGCCTGATGAATCAACTGCACCAAGGAGTGTGCCCCACCATGAGGTGTTGATTACGACATTCCGAGCCTTTTTCTTTGACGATGCAAAGGTGTTGGCTGATTCTGTACCTGCGTAAGAAATAAATCCTGCTGCAGTTGCGGCGTAGGTTGCACTGGTTAGAGTTCCACCTGAAACAAGAGCTGCAAGCAATGCTTGGTCGGTTGCCTGTGCGTAAGCATTGTTCATCTGGTTAAGCAATTCGCTGTAAAACTCTGGTGATGAACGGTCAATGAGTTCCCATGAAACATCGTTCATACCAGCGTACTTAACTACAGTGCCTGTTAAGTAGGTGCTGGTCATGCCTGTTTCTGATGGAGCAGTACCTTCTGATGTTGAGTCAACAGTTGGTGCTGTGCCCAACTTAGGGACAGTAAAACTCATGCCTGATGAGACAAGTGCCTGACGGTTTACAGCGTTGATTGCTGGGCGATCTGCGATGGTGTTTGTGTAAAACTCCTGCAAGTGCTGAGGCAAAGTTAAACCAGTGTTTGTGCTGGTTGAATCGTCAGCTGCTCGAACATAGGCTCGAGCGTTTTCATCGCCTGTCATCTGCTTGATGCTGTTTTCTAGGTAGCCTGCAGCAGTGATGTTTAGGCGAGGTGAGGTTGTGATTGGGCTTGATGCCTGCACTACTGGTGCAGCGGCGGCTTCAACCTCAACCTCTGGTGTTTCGATTGGTTGTTCTGACACTTGGTCCTCCTCTTGGATTGTGTCTGGGTCTGCTTCCGCCTCGGATGCAGCCACATCTGTAACCACAGCATCATTAAATGCTGGGGCATGGACTAACGACACTTCCACAATTCGGGCTGCAGTCACATGCATGACTCCATCCTTAACTGAGAATTTGTCGATTTGTGCACCAACACTTAAACCATCTCGGAGGCCATCTGCAGCTTCGATAAGTGCATCGCTCCCGGCAGTTGTGTTGGAAACTTTAAATGTGCCAGTGATTCCACTAGCAGTCACTTGAAACTCAATGGCTTTGCCAATTGGTCGCTGTGCATCATGCTGTAGTAAGAATTTAACTGGCTTTGGGTCTGGATTGCTGATTGACCCAGCCTCAAAAACTACTGGACCTGCTGATGTATTACCAGTTTTGCCAAATGGAACAACAACACCTGAGATTTGGCGGGTTGCTTCATTGGCTCCAGTGATGGATGCGGCAAAAGTTAGGTTAAGCGTCATTTACTGGTGCACTCCCTCTTGGTGCTAGATCTTCCATTGCTCGGGCTTCATCGATGTTGATAATGCCTGCTGTTAAAAGTTTTATGATTATGTCCACTCGCTCAGTTGGATTGCCTCGCAAGAAATCATCTAAATGCACTTCGACATACTGACCCCTAGGAGTAATGTCATCCATGCTTAGGCGAGATTCAAATGAATCCAAATAAGGTCGCAATGAGAAATCGATTAGTGATCTACGCTCAGCTGACACATTCGAATAGGTGCTTGTTGCTGATTCTGCGTTAATGTACCAGGCTGGGATGTTCATTACTCGGGCAATTTCTGATGCTGTGTAAGCCCTAGCCTCTGTCAACTGCATTTGGGCAGAATCTAGTCCCACAACATCGAGGTTAATTGGTCCCTCAACATAAGCGGTGGAGCGAGTACGGCGAGCAGATTTGAATGCTGTTAGCAGTGCTTCTTTTTGGTCTGCTGGTAGGTTCATACCCTCATTGCGGATAACCATCTGTGGCACTGGTTCTTGTGCCATGCGTAAAGCTGCGGCTTCAAGTTCGATTGCGGCGTTAATGGTGCGAGAGCCTCGGGCTAATACGCCCTCATCTGGTCCCCAGAATGTTATGAGTGAACTTACGCCTCGCATTGGTAAATCTTGCCCGTCGAGTGTGTAAGCGAGAATCAATTGGCCAGTTGAATCAGTACGAGTGCTAATTCTGATTGGGTCGATTCGGCGAGCCTGTGTAACTCGGCCATCGTCTGGACTTACTGCCAGTATTTGCCAGTAAGCAACACCATAAAAAATGAGATCATCGATAGTCCAAACAACAGTTGTCGAGCGAGCAAGGCCGGGGTCTGGTTGTTTGATTACTGGTCGATTTGGAATCTGTGCTTCGGTGGCTTCCAAGTATGTGTACAGTTCAAGCGATGCAATAGTGCCTGCAATGATTGTGCGAGCCCTAGCTACTGCTGGAACAGTCATAGCTGCTCTGCGAGAAACTGGCTGCAGATAGCCCAGGTCAGGGTTATAGCCAAGATTAAATGGATTAACTGGATACATTTCAGCTACTGCTGCAGTTACATCGATTTCGGGCACAGCAAAAGTAGAGTTAGATAAACGCATTGCATTGAGTAACCCCACACAATCACACTAAACGAATAACCCCATTAGTAAAAATAATTATTGTTTATTTGTAATGTTTTGGGAGTTTTATTATGACCATGTTCCGTCAAGGATTGGCCATGTTGTGTTATGTGGCTCCACTCGGAAATAAGCCCCAGCCAGTGCCAATGGATTTCCTGATGTTGGTGTTGCTGATTGGGCAAATTGCAATGTCAAAGTTCCGCCAGTTGTGGCATTACTTAAAAATGTTCCCCAAACTCGAATTAGACCTGTGTTGACACCTGTTCCAGCAGTTCCTAAAGAAATGTTTGTGCTAGAAATGATTGTTGAACCCTGTAGAGATGCTGCGGTTGCACTCGATGTTGACTCAATAGCTGACCAAGCTAATTGTTGCTGAACTTGACTGAAACTCAATCCAATTGTGTATGAGGAGTTTGCAGATGCTGCTCTTTGAATTGGCAAAAATGCTTCGAAATAATAAGCGGTATTGGCAGTTAATGAAATTGCTTGTGATCCTGATGGAAATACTGGAGTTAATGTTGTGCCATTACCAGTTGTATTTGATGCAAGAACTTGCATGTAATTGGAGCCCATTGGTCCTGTTGCCCCGGTATCGCCTTTATCACCTTTGGCTCCAGTCGCTCCAGTTGGTCCTGTCGCTCCAGTCGGACCAGTCGGACCAGTTGAACCTGTTGCACCTATTGAAACTAACAGTGCCCAATATTGTGCATTTGGTGGTGCAGCTCCTGTTACTGGAGCGATGCAGTAATAACTTGAACCATTACGAGTTACAACATTGCCAACAACATAAGAATCTGAGGCATTGTATGTGAGCGGTGCTCCATAACCGATGGCAAAAATTTCCCAATAAGTAGTATTTAATGGATTATTTCCAGTGACAGTTGCTTTGCAACGGTACTGACTACCATCAAAATAAACAACATCGTATGGTTGGTATGTAGTACTTGCTGAATAAACACCTCTGGCTGCATATCCCTGACCTGCTGCACCAGTAGCCCCTGTCGCTCCAGTTGCTCCAGTTGCTCCAGTCGCTCCAGTTGGTCCTGTTGGGCCAGTTGAGCCCGTATCGCCTTTAGGTCCAGAAATACCTGCTACTTGTTCGGTGATTAAAACTGGTGATTCAGTAATTGCAAGTGTTGTTGTAGTATCAACAACAGTTAATTTGTAGGTCATGCGGTCACCTGGCCATCGACAGTAAAGCGGCCTTGAACAATTCGAACAATATAGGTTCCGCTAGTTAGTTCAAGATCATAAACATAATTCCCTGCTGGAATTGCCCCAGTCTGAACTGCAGTAGCAGTAATGATAATTTTGCCATCATTTGTGAGTGTGGTTATTCCACCTCCACCAGTTGTCAAAGTCAATAGGGCAGAATCTGCTGTGTTTACATACTGGCGTACTTGTAATTTCGCTGTATAGCCAGTCCAGTTAATTGCAGTGCCATCGTTAGTAGCTGTAAATGTTTTATCGAGGGTTGCACCCTGATAGCAAGTAATGTTGTAAGTGCCGGGGCTAATCATAATTAAACCTTATACCACAGAGATACCGACAGAGGCTTTAGGCGTTGCGGCGTTTCCAACAGCCATAACAAGGGCAATAGCCGCCCCAATGTCCTGCACAGCGGCTTTTCGAGCAATTCTCCAGCCACCATCGCTCGATGGTCGGCGAGCACAAGCAATTAAGTGTTGATGCATGGTGTCCTGATTGGGATGTATAAGGTCTGACTGGTTCATTGCTGAAAGGGTTAAATCACAGTATGTGGAAAAGGTTGTGGATGCCCAGGCTGTTGGTGCAACTGGTATTCCTACTTTAGCCAAATGCGGAGCAATGTGGCCAGCAGTTTTAGGGTCAAAACTAAGTGACCGAACACTATAAGTCCGAGCGAGATGCGCCAAATCAGCTGCAAGTTCTCGGTCATTTAGTCCTCCGTCTTTTTGCCATCGAGTGAGGAAAACTGCGAATTTGTCCGCCACAATTTGAACAGTAACGAGGTAAGCCTCTGTGCGATTGAAGTTAAGATCCAATCCCATGTATGTTTCATGCCCTAATTGTAAAGTCAAATCATTGTCTGCCCCTGCAGCCCAATTATTAAGGTTCCATGGCGAGTCGATGGACTCAACCCATTGGCATAACATCTCGGTACGGATGGCATCATCAGAATCCCTAGCCGCTGCATCTTGCAAAGCTTCGAAAGTAATGGTGTGCCCCATTGCAGGATTAGCCGCTTGCCATGCAGTTACATCACTAGTTTTAGCACCTTGCGGAGCACTCCATTCATACCATCCAAGCCTCGGTGACTCCATTAATAGGGCTCTCTGTCTAAGTTCGTTAAGCACAGTCGATGTTCCGTCACCAGCATTTGATGTAACCCATGTTTGACCACTGGTCGCTCGAGTTAGTGGAGTTGCTGCAGTCCAGGCATCTTGCTTAATTTCTCGAAGTTCATCCACATAAAGCAAATCAGCAGTTGCTCCTCGGGGTCCCTCGGATGTTGCAGCTCGGATTCCATACTTGCGAATGCGTTTACATTTAGTGCCACACTCTTTGGGGTAATGGTGGCAGTAGATCTCTAACTCCTCCTGGCCATTGGTCCGGGACACTCGCTTTATGCGTTTACGCATCCAAGACAGACTCTCGGCCATGTCAACAACCTGTTTAAAAGTATCCAATGCTAGTTGTCGATTCTGTGCCATTGCCACAATGGAGCCCTCGCCAAATACATAAAGCCCAGCAAGAATTCTCATCCGCATCATGTGAGTTTTGCCATTCTGTCTTGCTACAAGAATGCCAGCAGTTGTTCTAATGAATTTGCCCTGGTCATCGATGGTGAGTGCATCATCCATCACATACTGCTGCCAAGGCAGTAAAGGCATACCTAAATCACTTGCTAGTGCTCCGACTACTGGTCCCAGACTTTGCCCTTGTTGTTTTGGGCTTGCTATTCGGGGTGCTGATGAGCCGTAAATAACTTTCGGCGTACGCTGTGCCATGATCTACCTCCTCGACCATTGCTTTAGATGCATCTCTAGCTAGTGGAGTTAGCTTTAACTCTTTCATCAAAATAGTTAATCGACCAATAAGAGCTGCGGCTTTATCGAGGTCGATTCCGGACTCAAAGATTACATCGATTACTTGTGCAAGTTTCATAGACAGACACACAGCCCCAGCATCTGCAGGGCCAATCCACTTTTGAGCCTCTAAAATGCAGTTCCCCAAATGTTCGCTGATAGAACCTGCTGGTATCTGGTAAGTATCGGTTTTAATTGGTTCCATTATGGGGCTAATCCTTTTGATGGTGGGTCAAATCTGACCATCGGGGAGAGAGAACTGAAAGGAGGGGTGATTGGTGTCCCAGCCTTAGAAAAAACGGTTACTGACTTATCTTTCTTTTGCAAATTACATCGAGCACAAGCTGCAGTTAAATTTTCTGGGCTGTCTGTGCCTCCATGAGCAACTGGGATGATGTGATCGACATGGTTAGCCTCGGCTCCACAGTAGGCACAAGTGTGTGCATCTCTTGCAAGTATCTTTAGCCTAAGTTCTCTCCAGGCTCTTGTGCTTCCACCTCTACTCACTCTGTTTCAACTCCTCGATTAGTTCGATTACCTTTTGGTGGTATCTGTCTATCTGTTCTATAAGTTCGTCTAAAGCTTCTATGAGTTCTGTTGCGTCAAGCATGATGGCTCCTGTTATGCCTGGTAGGGCTTGGGTGGGCAGAGCATGGCTTATTACTAAACCATGCTCCAAGCTTGCCCGTATAGGGATGGTTTGGTCTTTTACATGGGTCATTGCTGACAGCATCGCCTTATGATTAGGAACACTTGTTGTCGCATGGGATGCTCGGTTCATACGATCACTCCTAATCTCTACTCTGTTATGAGTCTGTTTGTGTGGCTCACACCCACACTACGAAACGCCCTCAAACGGCGGTTTAACCGAGTGTGAGTCGGTCAGACTGTTAGACTCAGTCCTAGAGTTGGTAGTTAATTCTGGGGAGGCTTAGCCGCTAACTGAAAGGGCCATCACATTTTTTCCGTTATGTGGTGGCTCTTTCGTTTCCCAGTTCGTTGATTGTATCTGTGCCCGGTGTCAAGTTAATAGTTAGACACTCATGCAATGGGATTGCCAAGAATCTTTCATTAAATGTGTACTTGGTGTCTTTCCAAACTGTTGGGGCTGCAGCTACTGAATGACTATCGATGACTAATGCATGAGTTCGCTCATGATTAACAATCATAAAGAATGCACCATCTTTATTAAATTTGCTTTTACGCCATGGCAAGTGCACAACATCGTAAGGAAATGTGTGCCCTTTAAATGAGTGCCTAACTTCAACTTCAATAGTCCAATTTGTGTTACACACAAGGTCAATTCCGTACTGATCTGGATTAACTCGCCAATTTAAGTTTGGTTGCCATTTCCATAACCATGCCAATACCAACAACTTAGCGTCATCATCTGCTTCATAAAGTTCTTGGCTAAATGGTTTCATTTTTTTGGCCTAGGCTTCTTAAATGTAACTGGCTCTTTCTTTAACTGTTCACAAGTTAGGCATGAACCGTCGCTAAACAACCAGCCGCCACATCCGCTACATCGAGTAATTAGATCTTGAATGTGCGTAAGTACTCGGTCAAGCATTACGCCTTTGATGGTTTCATCCTGTCGGAGTCGGTTCTGCAACTGAGTTAGGGCTGATGTGTAGCCACTGTCATACTCATTTGGCACTAGCTGTCTCCTCCAATACTTCTTTCAGGCTCGCATAAAGACATGATGGGCAAAATGCGCTGTTTGTATAAACTCCATCTTTACAAGGTTTAGTTCTGTCCCATGCTCGGACAATTGCATCTCTTAAAGTAATCATTAGTTCCAACTGCTTTCTGGGTCTGGGTTATTTGGTTTCTTGCCTGCAACATAGCCCTCGGCTTTTAGTTGCTCTATGAGCTTTGAGGCCCAAAATGTGGTTAGTTTGCTATCTGCCGGGATTTCATTATCGACCTTAAATTTGTCCACATACTCGGTCATGGCTTGAAATGAGTAATTAAACAATGCTTTTATCAGTCCGTATTGCTTTTCGGTCATGTCATTATCTAAGCCTTTATTGCCTTTGGTGGTGTTCTTGGTCGGTATGGATTGTTTTTCGCCCCAAGGGTCGTCTGAGGGCTCTTGGCGAGCC